ATATCGGATTCTACATTGTATTCTTCTACTAAACCTAAATAGCTTAATCTATTGTAATAATTCATATATAGTTCGTGGTTGTTGTAGCCTGTTAGTTTCTCTAATTCTAAGTCAGTAAGAGCTTCTTTAAATACCATTACACTTTTTACATTACCCCTAAATACTGTTCCTGAAGCATTGTTAAAAGCAAGTACCTTTAAACCATTAGGAGCTAAACCACTTGAATCTGTTAAAATTTCCACACCATTTAGCCATAGAGCAAAATCATTGGCTTTATATTTTAGGGCTAATTTATTATACACTGTTTGATTTATACTTGTATAAGTTGCGTTAAATTGGTCTGCACCACCACTTGTTACTCTTGCCGTAACATTAGTTTGACTTGATGGAAAAAATAAATTTATTCTATCTGAAGTATCGCCATCACTAATACTTATAGGTCTGCTAATAGCATCATTTTCAAATCCTTTTATTTCACAATATAGCACTCCCTCACTATCATTAAATAAGTCGCTGTTTCCTGCATTGTTTGCTGCATCTGCACTACGAGTAACTGTACTTCCTGAGGTGTGTATTAGAGATGTAGCGTATGATGCTTGTTCAACCTGTCTGCCATATATTAAAAACTTATCTCCTACTACACCATTACTAAAACTTGAACTACCTGTACCCTCACTCATAGCCAACCACTTAAGATTGCTTTTTGACGCAGCCGAGCCTGTTAATATATTACAAGTGATTCTATACCAATTATTTTTATATGGTATTATTTGACAATTATAAATATTAGTTGCTGATTGTGATACAGCTCCATTACTTGATACAGCTACAAAAGTTCCTGTATCTAAATTAAATTTAGCAAATTGATTACCAATGTCTTGCTGATAAAAACCTAAGCCAAAAAAATCTCCTGTAACTTTTTTTACATAACCACTCACAGCATAAACAGTCGTATTTGAAGTTATAACTGATTCTACTCTTGGCTGTCCTCCACCTGTAACTTCAATTTCTTGTGCATTGTTTATACCCTCAGGCGATAAATTATTAGATGAGTTAATTTGAATATTTGAAACAAAATTACCTGAAACGCTACTTACGTTATTAGAATAAATAACTAAGTTTGTTCGCTGAGGCTCAAGCAATATACTCGGCTCTCCGTTTGTGTAATCTATTCTTGGTATGTCTAATCTGTCTGTTGTTTTTAGATATTCTTTTGGTTGGTCGCCTTTTACTAATTGCGCACCCCATATAGTTCTTAAAGACCCTGCGCCAAAGCCTAATGTTGTTTTATTAGTTGAAAGAGTAGCATAAATACCAAATTCTAAACTTGTATTGCTACCTGTGTCTGTGGCTGTCATTGAAAACCTCCAATAATCATTATTAGCTGATTCAACTGTAAATGTTGGTGTAATTGAGCTACCAATACTTGTAATTGTTCCATTTACTGAATCTATAACACCATAAGCAACCTTTGTACTTGTGCCACTAAAAAGCAAAACAAAGCCTGTATAAGCTGTTTCACTACTTACTTTTTTTATATAACAAGAGCCTGTAAAAGTAGGATTACCTGACACAGAAATACTATTTTTAATTCTTCTAAAAGTACCACCTGTTGTGTCTTGTAAACCATCAGCAGTAAAAGTACCATCAGGTGCGAGAGCTATGTTTGTCGTTACTGTAGGAGCATTTAATGTACTCCAATTTTCAAAACTTTCACTATACGAAGCGAAATTATAAGGCACATCTTCTATAAGATAATCTTCGTTTACTCTTGTTCCTGTTGAGTTTCTGTCAAAGTCAAAGTCGGCATCTGTTACTTCTTTTACGCTTACATTATTAATAGAGCCTGTAAAATCACTTATACCATAAACCCTTAATGATAAATTACCACTATGTTCAGGTTTAAAATAATCCGTAACTGTTACTGTTTCTTGAGTAGTATCTTCATAATTACCTCTTGTTGATCTTGAAGAATTACCTTCAAAATAAGAAAACAAATTAGTTTGCCCATCTCCACTTACATAAGTTCTGTCATATTTAACTATATAATTTCTACCTGCTATTACGTTAAAATCTTGTCCTACATAACTGTTTATGCTTGCTCCACTTCTATTTGCTTTACCTCCTGAAATAGTCCATCCACTTCCTTTAGTCCAATCTGAATCAGTATCAAACGTACCATTAGTTACAAGCTCTGAGCCTAAAGCATAAGCAGGTTTTATAGAATATAAGTAGTCCTCAGCATAAGCTGTAGGTGTGGTTATTATTGATGCTTTCTTAAGTAAACTCATATTAACAATCTTCTAAGTTTTCTAATAGTTGTATGGTCATTGTGTTGTTCTCGTATATCTGCACTCTCCTGTTTAAATCAGAAGTGTGATATTCTATTTGGTAAACATCTGCCCAATCAATCGTTGAGGTTGCGTTTCCCCAATAACTCTCGCTGTATGATTTCCCCCAATTTATCGTATTTGCCATTTAAATACTGTTTAAGTTTTATTATATTTTTTTCTTTCGGTTTGTATCTCACAATACCCATCCGTTAAATGTAGCATCTGAATCAGGGTACACATCGCCCCCTGTATTCTGATTATACTCAGGGAATAAATTACTATTATTGTTGATGTAATCTAAAAACCTTTGTGTATAATACTCTGCTGTGTTTCTTGCTTTGTTTACTAAAAAGTCTACCTCAGTCTTAGAAACTGTTTCTGCATTTTCGCTTGTATGCTTGAATACTCCTCCGTTCTTGATCTGATATGCTGCATAAGGAATGTACTCTGCTTGTGCATACCATATTAACATAGGCTGTACATAGTCGTTTACTAAGGTTTCATAGTTTCCTGTTAGACCTGATCCTGCTATGTCTGTGCTGATCTTATCATATAGTTTAGTTCCTAAGTAGTTTCTTATTTCGATTTGTTGCGCTAACTTGATAAACTGTATAAATTTATCAGTATCAACATTACCATCAATGATACTATTCTTGACTAAATCTGTTCTCGATATGAATAATACTGTTGCCATAATTATTTCTTAAATCCCATTTTGTTCCAATATGCAGCAGTATAACCTGCTCTTGGCATATTTCTTGGAGCTTTAGATACTTTGTTTGGATTAGACTCAGGTCTAAAACCCTCACTTCTTGCCTTAGTTGTACTAATAGTATCCCCTAAACTTCTTTCCCCATCTTTTCTCGCATATATTTTTCTTGTCCATCTATGGGAACATCTTGGTCCTCCCTTATATAACCATATTGAGTATGTTGATTTGCCTTTTCCTGCAAAGTCAGGGTTTACTGCAACATTTTCTAAAGCTATAATATCTTCTTTTCTGTAAACTTTTTTTGCTCTCATCATCTTTCTGCAAAACTCTCTTGAATTTGTTGTAGAATCTGTTTTATAACCACCTTTATAAGCTGTGTACATATATCTCACTAAATAAGTTATATCTTCTTTACCCTCTTTTTTACTTTTGCCATCTTGTTCACTTTCTTTATATGGTGTGGCTTTTCCTACTTTTGCTAATTTTACTTCGTTGTTTAACTCATCTACTTTTTTATCAAGCTCATCTTCTAAATCATAATCAACATCCATTTCATCTATTAAATCAAACTTTTCTAACAATTCTTCTTCATCTTGACCTAAATTTATAAACTTGTCTAATTCTGATAAGTTTTGTGCTTCTGAATGATCTTTACAAGGCATATACCAAGTCATACCATCTTCCTCGTGTTCGTGGTAACCCTCACACCCCATTTCTTTAGCTTTTTCTATAGCTTGTTCTTTAGTAGGGTAAACATCTTCGCCATCTATTTTTTTTAACTTAATTCCTGTTTCTTCTTCTCTTGTTTCTTCATCTTGTACGTTGTCTAACTCTGTAAATTCAAGTGGCTGAAGCGTTTTAAAGTACAAATGCAGAGAGATATCGTTATAAGCAAGTATTCTATCAAACGCATCTATTAAAAGCCCTTGAAAGCTCTTAATTACTAAGTTGTCAAACAAGATAGAAGCTGTTTTTAATTCATCTGCGTTGTTACCAAGACCTGTAGAATCCTTTATACCAAACAACATAGGACTTACAATTCTGTGAGATACCATAATCTTTTTAGAACTTTCCTCAGATAAAAATTGATATTGTTGGTGTGCATCACTTAACTGAACAGGCTCTATACTTGCTGCTGTTTCAGGGTTGTCGTTAAATGCTAAAATAAATTTACCTGCATTACTTGATCCACTAAACTTTTCGTAGATTCTTCTTTCTATCATTTCTCTTTGTTCAGGATCAGGAGTTCCATTGTTGAAGTTGATTAACATACTTGGTGCAAGTCCGTTTAGTATGTTGTTTAAATGGAAGTTAGAAATCTCCTCCTCTAATTCAGCGTATTGTGTACCACCTTGATAATCTACAGGACTATAATACTTAAAACCTGCTCTATAAGGCTTAATATAAAGTATTTCTAATCCCTCTTTAGAAGTTCCAAATGCAGGTATTCTTTTAAGTTCGTTTCCTTTCTTGTACTTTGCCCAATCATTAAAATAATAGTAACCCTCTATTTCTCCTTTTTCGTTGCACTTTTCTGCTCTTAAGGTCTCTATAGGCATATGTTCAAGCTGTACAATCTTAGCTCTGTTTTTAGAATAAATAACTTGTACTGCACATTGACCCATTAGTTTTAAATCATAGCATAATTTTCTTACACAATCATTATTAAATAACGACTTCATTTGAGCGTACTCATCAGGCTTTTTATTTGAATTGGTAGCATCTAAGCCTTTTCCGTAAATCATCTCGCTAACACCATTTATAATAGCGTTATTCGTAGGACTTCCGTTGTATCTGTCTATTAGGTATTGAAAATAATTATTATCTTCTCCATACTCGATGAAGTCTTTGCCTCTTACCTCCTTAACTACAGGAGAAGTGTAGGTGCTTAAATTTACAATACTTAAATCTGATTTGTTTTTCATATAATTATATAATCATTATCGTAGACATCGTTTCCTGTTGGTACTGTGTATTCTCCACTATTAACTGAGTAACTTGAAATAGTTTGGTCAGTACAGAAAACTTTATCTTTATATATTACATCGCTTCCCTCTTTAAGAGTTAGGTCGTAAAACCTACCCTCTACAAGTACAGGACTTAATGCTTGTGATAACACTAAATAGTTCTTGTCTGTTGTAGTGCTTACTGTGTATGTTGTTGAGGTGTTTGTTGAATCATCTCTTAGTATCATACTAACACTTGATGCATAACTTCTTGGTATTACTTTTAAAGTTTGAGCTGATGCAGATGTCGTTAAGTGTATCATACTTATATAACGTATAAACTTTGAATTTTGTGTATAAAAAAACCCCTGCCGAAGCAAGGGTCTTAATTTATTTACCTTTACGCCAAAGCTCATATTCGCTTGGTATATCCTTAACATAATTTTTTGACCTATAAAATCTATATTCCATATAATCATTAGGTCTATTTAAGTTTAAGTAAAAGTAGAGCTTCTTTAAAGTTCTCCAAGTTTGGTTTACCCCTAAAGTATATTCTCTGTCGCCCTCTTTGTCGCTCTCAACTCTTATTAACCATAAATCAAACCAATCACTAAGTTCACAGTAAATATCTCTTAATGCTTGGTCTCCATACTTTGCAAAGCTCGTTACCTTATTTTCTATGTTTTTATAAAAAGGGTCAGCTAATGGTAATTCTGTGATGTCTGCAATAAATGCTAAATCATCTTCCAATTCTCTTTTTGTAAATCTCATAATTTTAGTTTTTAATTAGTATTAGTTTTAATATGTCAAAGAACAAAGTTCAATACAATATAATAAACAAATGTTAATAAACCTAAAACTTTAACAAAACTTTAACATTTAAAAAAAAAAGAGGAGTCCGAAAACTCCCCTTTAAAACAAAACTAATCTATTTTATGAAAACTTATATAAATATAAGAAATTAATTTTAGTTAGGTGTTATTTGAGTTGCACTTGCATTACCTGTAACTACTGAAGCTGTTACAAAGTATGGTGGTGCAGTCTCTTGTGCTACCATAGTTAAAGTAAAACCACTAAGATCTCCCATAGCAGCTCCACTTACGATTGATCCTCCTGTTACCTCTGCTCCGTGTTCTAAACCTACTACAAAGTAATTACCATTATAATCTTCTACAAAAACGTGTGGTCTTGCGTGTGCGATTAATTTTAATTCTTCTTGTGTAGCTTTTTCAAGGAATGTAAGTGTCAAGTTTAATGTGGTTTCATAGAAAGTAGTACCATTTTCTCTTGAGCTATTGATTGCTGATTCTAAAGATGAATTACCTTTAATATCGAACTGAAATAAATCAGGAGTTCCTGCAATAGCAGTAAGCTCACCTGAAGCAATAGTAGTAGCACCAAGAGTACCAAAGTCTGCAAAGTAAACAGTTTTTAAACCACCTACAGCCGACTTACAAGGTAACTTTCTTCCTGTTGTTAGTGTACAAGCCATAATTATTAGATATTAAAAAAGGGTAGGCAGAATACTACCCACCCCTTTATATGTTAGTTAATTTAATTTATTAGTCGTAAAGAACTACATCAGCACCGACACCGATTTGACATCCTGCTGTATATCTCATTACTACTCTTACATTTTGTGATCCATCAATATCTGACATATCAATAACTTTCACTTCGTTTCTGTCGTTTAATAGACCTGTTCCGAAGAATAAGTTAGAGCTTCTTGCAGCGATTGCTTGGTTGTCTCCAAAACCTGAAGATGGATAGATTCTTACGCCATCAAAGAATAAGTTATCTAATGATTGGTTGTTACCTTTGTTGTCATAACCATTAGCACCTAAACCTGATGCACCGAAACCACCTAAAGCTCTAATGTAAGCTCTGTAAATGTTTTGTGATACATAAATAATTAGATCATCAGCTCCGTAAACTCCTGATGGGATAGCATCAACGATTTTACCTAATTCTGTAATTACGTTAGAAGCTGTAACAGTTCCTGCTGTAACATCTACTACATCAGAGTCAGCAGTTGCTAATGTTACAAAACCATCAAAGTTACCCTCTCCTGCACTACCACCCCAAATAGAAGTTTCAGTTGCACTTGCAACCTCTGCTGCTACTCTTGCGATAACGAAGTCAGAAAATAATGGAGGTAAGTTGTCAAAAGCAGAAAAGCCCATTTGAGCAGCTTCCCAATCTGCGTGTAATTCTTTTTTACAGATTTGTAGGTTTACTTGTAACTCAGTTGGAGTTAATACTTTTTCAGTAAGTGTAAGACCTGAAGTCGTTGAATCGAAATCACAGTCAGCACTTCTTACTAAATTTGAGAAAGCCCCTACTTTCATAGCAGCTTTGTACTTAATGTTAGGTAGAATAGTAATAGCAGCATCATCTAAAGTCTTTGCTGTTAATAAAGATGCAGCAATATATTTACCTGCAAATTCTCCTGCATAACTACTACCTGTAATTGTTGGATTTGGCATTTTACTTAATTTTAATTATTGGTTAATTTTTTCATTACTCTATCTAAAGCAGTTTCTTTTCTGTTGTTTCCGAATCTTACTTTAAATTCTTGTTTGGCTTCAGGATTGTGAGTGATTGGCTCTACAGCAGGAGTTTCGCTAAGTTCTTGTTTTACTTGCTCCTCTACTTCAGCCATTTCTTCTTTTTTATCCTTTAACTCGTTAATCATACCTTTGATCTCATCAATGGCAGAGTTAAATTCTTCTTTTGATACATAAGCCATTTCTTCTTCTTCTTCAGCTTCTACTTCTTCTTCTGCTTCCTGAGCTTTAATCTCTCCAATGATTCCCTCTTCGCTTACTACTAAGATTTGACCATCTTCCATTTGATATTCGCCTACAGGTACTGCTACTCTTTCATCTTCAGTAACAATAAAGATTTCGTTTCCTGCTTCAAAAGCCTCAGCTTCTAAAACTGTACCATTATCAAGTTTAGCTTGTGCTAACTCGACTTTCTCTTGAGATTCTTCTAATTGAGTTTCTTCAACTTGAGTTTCCTCTACTTGTTCCTCAATTTTTTCCTCTCCTAAGAAAGTTTTGATTTTGTCTAAGATTTCTGTTGATTTCATATTACTATAACGTGTTAAAATTTATATTTGCATTTTTATATTTTACCGATTCCTTGATTTATTATATTACCCTTACAGCACTTTACTGAATAGGTTTCATCTTTACATAAACAACCTCTACGCCCTCCTCTTGGACTTGTCTTACTTGGTGTTTCAAATTTTTTCATCTACCCTGACCTCTGTATTGTTTTTTATATCCTTTTTGTCCTACACTCGCATTTTTGCTGTGAGGATGTGATTTACGTTTTGGTTTTATATATACACTTACTACTTTTCTTGGCATTACTTAATAGGAATACAATTAGGAACTAATCTTCCGTTTTTTATTTTCATTCCGTATTGCTCGTATCCTGCTTGACAAGGTTTCTTCAAGTCAATAAGATCAAGCTCTTTAAGTTTACTCTCTGCCCATCTTTTAGCAGCTTTACCACCCCATAATAAATATGATATAGTTCCACACGCTTTAGAATCTCCCTCATCATAATATTCTTCTGCTCTACTTAAATAAGAGTACATTCTCTTTATAGTTTCTACACTTATAGGTTTTCCTTGTGCTAATTGTTGCGCTCTTACTTTTCCTACTTGTGTAGCACATTTATTGTTTACTTTTTCGTTCAGCTCTAAGCCTCTCTTAGCGTTGTTTTTTACTCCGTTAGGATAATCGCTATATGATTCAAGTTCTTGTCTCTTACCACCCTTTACACGCTTGTCTGACTTGATTATAGACCTTATGTAAGACAACATTTCACTTGCTTCAGCTTCTTCTAAGTCAGCAAAGTCATTTACAGGCTCTTTAGGTCTTTCCATTTTATCTGCGAAGTAACCCTCTATACTAAAACCTTTAACCTTGCCTGTTTTGACAAAGTTGTTCCATATCTCATCGTTGTTTACCTTAACTGCACCCATCCAAGTACCTACAGGAACATTCAACCCATATTTACGAGATTTATCGTGTACCTCATCTTCTACTAACCAAGATTCTACTAATGTTAGTCCGTTAATCGTATGTTGGTGTTCTAATGTAGCTTTTGACTGATTGCCATTCATTAAATATAGCTGTGATGCTTTTTCTACTGTGTCCTTAGAGAAATATATGTAATATTCTTCTTCGCCTTTTCTACGATAGATAGGTTTGTTAGGGATCAGTAAAGCACCCATAAGAATACGCTTGTCTTTGTCTACCTCAGCAAGTTTTATTTCTTCGCTTTTTAGTGCTATAAAATCTTCTTCTATTGCAGGATTTTCTACTACAGATATAGCTTCTATTCCTGTAAGCTCATCATCTCCTAATATTAGTTCAACGATTCTCATATATGTATAACGTATTAATTTATTTTTTTGTTTATCCTAAACTTGCACTACTTACAATATTTCTATCTAACTCTTGTGCTGTACTTACATCGCCACTAACTACAAAAGCTCTTGGTGGTGGTTGATTACCTAATAATTCTGCTAATTGATTTGTACCACTCGCTCCTACTGTACTGAATTGTGCAGGTAGTGATGGTGTAGCAGGTGTAGATATTGCAGGTGTCGATTCGCCTCCTGTTGATCTTGCGCCTAACGATGCAGGTGGGTTTGGTGTTTTGCTTCCTGCTATTTGTTTAACATTGGCTATACCTGCTGCAATAACTGCTGCTGCACCTATAAAACCAAATAGTCCTCCTTGTGCTAACGCCTTGTTTGCACCTGCATAAGTATCTTGTAATGCTTGTACGATTGCAATAGCTTTACCAAACTTAGAGTTTTGTCCAACTATTCCTGCTATGTTTCCTAAAGTAGTTTTTAACTGTGCTTCTTTAGCAATACCTAAATCTTTTTCTAATTTTGTTTGTTGATTAGCGTTTTCTTGCTGATATGCTAATAATTCATTGTTGGCATCTTGAAATGCTTGTGTTCCTTTTTCGTAAGAATCCCTTTTCATTTTTAATCTATCTTCTTCAACTTTTCTTTCAGTTTCAAGATTTT